TTCCTCACCCACATCAATCACCGCTATCGTTGTACTGCGGCAATATGGATGCAGCGGAGGCATGTTAACACCTGGTCGCGCATCTCTGACCAGATATACCTTGTTGTCATGTTGGCGGCACATTTGAGACGTGCGCAAGTCCAACGTCGCCACAAACCGGTACCGCTCGATTTCCGCTTCCTCGTAGGCCTCCATTTCAGCCATGTTCGCAAAGTATGTTGTCTCGGTGCGGATAAGGCGGTTGGCTGCGTGTTTAGCGACGTTAAAACGTTCCTCAAGCTGCTTGCGCATCTTTTCGATGCTGGCACCGCTCATGATGCCGCCGGTGATGACTTGTGTCAGAGTGCGAGCCAGAACGTCCGTATTGTCCCAAATACGGCTGCTGAAGTGTTCACCACTCCACGGTCTTCTGACAATTGCTTCGACCGTCCGGCGAGGAATGGTGGCAAAATCAAAGGCATATCCGACGCCTTGCTGGATGTCAAAAAGCGTGCGGTAATATGCCTCGTTGATCGTGTCAATATATCCTTGTGTCGATAATCGTATCTCCGCATCAGCAATTAGCTTTGATTGTACGAGCATGTCCGCCTGCATTGCCATTCGCCGGGTTATTCGCGCTGCATATGCCCGCGAGTTTAAGATAGCCAGCAACCGCCGACGGATATCGGGATCCCTAGCCTTTCGGTGCTGGTCACGGATTCTTTCCCATTCCCTGCGGCTGATGGGTTCAGACAGCAGGCGTTGTGCATCCTCCGGCGTCATGCCACTGTTCTTTAGGTATGTGCCGAAAATGCGTTCGATGGATTCCAGGATGTTTTGTTGACCGCGATCGTAGGCTGTTACGACATGGCGCACAACCTCGTCATTTTGGCGGTGATAGTCGGCCATGCGCTGTTGTGCCCGGCGCTCCCAGTACTCATTGCTCCTGCGCATTTACATCGCCCTCATCCCCCATTGGCATGCCAAATTCGCGAGCCATTCGTGCCGCGCTACGCTCCTTTTCTTCTTCGACGATCTGATTTTCCGTGGCCGGATCGTCCACAAAAGAAAGTTGTCCAATTAGCGTTTGGTTGCTGACCATATCCCTCAGTGTTGCGATCATTTGAGCGGCCTCCATGTCGTTAGCCGGGAGGTTGCGCGTCATGGTGATTGTTACATCGGACACATCAACCGCCTTGCCCTTGACGCGGAGGATGTTTGCAAACAGTTCAAGGCGTTTGCGCAAGCCTTTCTTGAAATAGCGCTCCTTGATGATCGCCAGTTGTTCCAGACCGAGCAGTTTGTACTTCATCGCAACACCGCTGGCGTTTGCCGCGAAGTTCTCGTCCGTCAGGTTCGGCACCATCGCAAACTGATGGATGTCGTCTCGGATCGCATTCCGTAGGACTTCAACATCGGATTCAGACAGATTCTTTACGAGCCATGCAGCGTCCGCGTCTTTATCTCCGGGCAGTTCCAGCACCTTGTATTCCTTCAGGAGGCGGATTGTTCGTCCAGCTTCTTCCTCGTCGTCTCCGAGCGACACACCTTTGAGTTTCAGGATCGCATCGACCAATTGCTCTTTATCGTTGACACGATCGCTCATCAGCACGTTATATGCGTCGATCAGGCTGATTTGCTGTTCAAAGTCGCCCTGCTGTTCCTCGTTGTTCCAGAATTCCACGATAGGCACGCCGCCGAAATAGTGCGGCTCTCGGCCCAATTCCTCATATGTCTGGCTGCCGAGGTCTTTGACCAAATAATGAATGACCTCGCGCTCAGTGTACACATTCACGTAGTAGCCCACGACGGAATTACTGATGTCTCGCTTTTCGTAAAAGTGACACCCGAACAGCGGAAGATGTTCTATCGTATCATCCACAACAAGGAAAATCTGTCGCGGATCAATCAATGCCGGTCGAGGGTACGGGTTATCGTCGCTGGTCATGTAATACAATTCCCGTCCCACGCCGAAGATGCTCAGGTCTTTTGCAAGCTCTGCGTCGTGCGAAACGACATCTCCGCGTTTGAATACCTCGAGAATATCGTCTATCCCTTCGCCCTCATACTTGACCGGATCACCCATCACATATCCAACCGCGATATCCGTAATGTATTTTGCGTGGTTCGCGACAAGTCGGTTATTCGGTAGCCCTTTCGCGTCCATGTTGCGCGCCAATATTGGGTGTTTGCCGAGATAATAGGATTCTAACTTGTCCAGACGCGGCACGCTTTTCAAATGCTCTTGTATGCAGTTTCGGATCATTTCCGGCGGGATGTCGTTCCAGTCTGGAAGGAGCGTTCGGTCACGGATAATGGGCATTACGATTCACCTCCCACCACGGCCGCCTCCAGTTCATCCCGCGGCAAGGTGAGTTTGCTCCATCTTCCAGCGCCGACACGACACCTCATGGAATGCTGGCCGACAATTACCGCCAATCGTCTCGCAGTTGATCTACGAACAAGTCGAAGCAAAACCAGCATTCGCAAAACACGCAGCGCTGGCATAAACCACCATGCAGTTTTCATTTCGACCGTTATAAAGGCATTCATGGTCGCTATCTCACCCCCATCTTCGCCTTGTTGCCGACGCGCAATTTCGCGTATCTCATTTCATCCTCAAGCGCGTATCTCGCGGCGTCTATGCTGTGGTTGTCCCGGTCCGGGTAGCCATCTTTCCATCCGCCGTTGCCATCCGGCTCCAACTCGTATCCCTCGAATTCTCGCGCTGTGTTCGGGCAACGAATCGGGTCGATCACGATTTCGTCTAGGTCTTCGAGGAATTTCATGCCATGCTCCACGCTGTCAGGGCCTTTCTTCGCGCCGGCGATGTTGAGACCGAGATTTCGAAGCTCCGCGATCGTCCGCGGCTCAGCGCTGTCGGCAGTCACTCGGGCATTGCTCTTGTTCTCGGCCTTGATGGCGTCCGCCAACGCCCTATTGCTCATGCTGACCTTGTGGACCTCGTGGAAGATGAACAACCTTCGACGCGTGGCGTCATAGTGCATGACAGCGTAATGCGTCGGGTGTGATGCAAAACCAAAGTCAAGGCCACGCTTGATCCGGTCAAACGTCGCGATCTCGTCATCGCTGATCCGGCGCAGCGTGAGGTTGCGGAATACCTCACCACCCGTGCCTACGTCTTCGCCCAGGTATTCGTGCCTGTACGCCAGTTCATTCCGCTGCCGCAGCGTCTCGGCCTCGATGAAGAACTGTTCGCCGAGCCAATCGCGCGGCACACCCAAATAGGTGCTGTGATGGACATACCAGCCAACAGGAGGATTGTTCCTGTATTCGTGAACCCACGATTTCCTGCTTCGAGGCGGGTTGTAAGCATAAAAAACGCGGAAGTCATTGCCCCCGCGCATAAACGTTTGGTTGATTGTCCGTATATCCTCGATAGCGAATTCGTCGGCTTCTTCGTAGTAGATATATTTTATATATCCATGCCGAAGCTTCCCGGACTTAACCTTTCTCGGATTGTCCGCGCCCCGAAAAATGATTGTTTGTCCCGTGGGTCGATAGACGATCCTCATCGGAGATACATTGGCATCCCAAAGATGTATTACACCTAACTTTTCTATCGCCCAAAGCAATTGTTCATAGACACTTTCGCGGATCGTATCTTTGACCTTACGCAACGCAACCGCATTCGCGCTTGAATCGCGCATCATACCGAGAATGATTTCAACTGCAACAAATGATGATTTTGTACTACCACGGCCACCGCCGAGCAGGAAGTGTGTCGCACACCCTTCTTTGATGGCGTGATGCGCATCATAAAAGGACGGTGCAATCAGGTCAGTCAATCGAACTTGCATCTCACTCCCGCCACCTCTTCACAGACATATGTACATAACTCCGGATTTTGTACATATGTCCGAACGTTCAAACGCCGAAATCAGGCGAATTTGACCATTACGAGCGATTTTGTTCGCTACTTATCAGCCGCATCATCGATTTATTTCATACACAAAGTGCAAATTACACGATCTCGCGAATTCTCGTTATTTCTCCGACTTTTGCGGCACGTCATCGACGATCTGTACCGCGCCTTGGACATCGACTTGTTGACGGTCAAGCCACATCCCAAAGCGTTTGCCGAGCAATTCGAGCGCCCGGTTTTTATCATGGAATCGCACTTCGCGCTCAACTAGAGGTTCGCCGTCGTCCGTGTATCCAATGGTTTTGACTTTAACCGACTGTACGGCGTTAAGATCATCCTCCGTCGCTGTTGGCTTGATCTCGCCTGTGAGCATATCAACCACATTGGCCGGGTTCACGAGGGCGAGCCGCGCCAACTCCCGGATAATGCGTTCTTGGTTGATCCCTGTGCGTCTTGAATGTTCGGCCATGCGTTGATCGATATATGCGCGAACCTTTGCATTGCTCAACAGTCTGCTTCCTTGTTGCTCCGCTGACTTCGGGCTATATCCCGCCCTAATCGCCGCTTGAGTCGCGTTTAAATCGATCAAATATTCATCAGCGAACTTCTGTTGTTTCAGCGAAAGGCTCATCCCTCATCACCTGCCTTTCCTTCGGTTAAGTTTTCATCTCACTTTTCGCAAGGCCAAGTTTTGGATAACTCCCGTCAGCAATACGAACCCGCCATGAATACCACCCAACACCATGCCCGCCGTCTCAAATGCGTCACGGTTTACCTCGGCGTTGATCCCTACATTAAGCAGCCAACCCATACTCCAACCGATGCCATACCAAATACCGAATGCAATCGCAGCGCCAAATATGACAATCGCAAGATGCGCCTTTAACATGGATTTCCCTCCTTGCCTATATCGCCCCTGCCCCCGCCTCTGCATCTAATGGGACGTTTCCCGTCGGCTTTATGCCGCGCTCCAACCTCGTACCCTCACGGCTTATGAATTATCAGTTTTCGAATCTCACCTGTAACATCATTCTTTTGTACGAAGAATCCTTCTTCCAAATCAGACTTGGTTGTGATGTTGACCCATTCACCTTGTCTCATCTCATCCTTAGGTTCACATTCCTTATTTCCTACATCGCGCTTTTCCAGCGCCACCGCAAACATCATCCTACAAAGCGCATGGCTCAGGTGATCGTCCTGTGTGTCCCCGGCCATGTATGCGTAGATATGCGCGAGTGCGTGGTTTAAATGGTCATTGATCGGTATCTTGCGCCAGTTGTCTTCTCCGTGTCTTTCCGATCCTTGATAAAGCACCTCTGCAAGCGCAAAAATCGCTTGTGGGTCGATCAAGTCAAAACGATATGGCAAATGCGATTGTGAGCCGCCTTGTTCGTTTACAACCTTTGGTGCGTCTTTTCCCATTCCTGGGATGGTGTCGCGCACGGTTACTCCTTGCGTGCTTATTGTCCAATATCCATTTGGCTGCTGCTCCATTTTTCTCGCCACCTTTCACACATAATGAATGCTCTCAAGCGCTTCTGTGCTGTATTCAAAAAGCATGAAACGTTTGTGCGCTCCGACGAATCCGTTGTCTCTGTGCCATTTGTCCGTCTTGTTTCGCGTTGCGAGCGTTCGTACCATCATGCCGAATACGTCTTTCCCATCCTCGACATGATAATGCCCGGTATGGATTTCCCTGTTCTTCGCCCGGCTCCATTCCAACGGAAATTCCACAGGAAAGATGTTGTGCAGATTTTTCCGCGCTTTGTCCCCGTGCGTGATCCCAATGAAGTTGTCGCCGAATACATGACATTTGCGCTCAACGAGAGCATCGTCAAACTCTGCTTGCGGATATTTCGCCTTTAGCAGTTGCACAAACGTCCAGCTAAATGATTCGTCGTGATTGCCTTTGCTGTATATGACCTTGACCCTCTCGGCCACCTCTATGCTCGTTTCAATAATCGGGCCATAGAACCGCAGCGCATCCGCCCATGCTTGGGGCATGTCCACTTGTTGAATCTGTGTCCCGTTTGCTGTACGCCCCCGGAAGTCGTCATTGTGAAAAAGATCCTGCCCGATGATGAGCAGGATTTCTTTCCATTTCCGACTAATGAGCTTCGTCAGAATGCGGATTTGCGTTTCTCGATAGTATTCATAGTCCGAGACACCGAAATGCTGATCGAATAGCGGTATTTCCAGCATACTGTCTTCATATTCAGCGGTCGGCTTTGAAATTTCGACCGGCTGAATGGATCGTATCTTCTCAAGAAGTCGTTCGAACGTGAATGTATTCCTCGGCCGGACTGTGATCCGGCTGCTGTATAGCGTTTGAATGCCGTCTTGCTTGCTATAGGCGTTCCAGATGTTTGACCGAGCTGATATCAGTTCCCACGCCTCAACATTATATCCGTGCGCCTTGAGCAAGTATTCCGGGTCTTTGGATTCTTCAAACGTCATGTAGATCAGGCGGTGACTGCTCTGGGAGCCGTCGCTGTGGATTTCAACCGTTTCTTTGCGTTGCGGTTGTTCTGCCCGTCTTTTGGGGTTGACCTGGTTTTTAACCCACAGGCGAAATGCTTCTCCGTCACGAAAGGGAGTGCCCTTCGCAAGATCATTCCAGCTTTCTTTGATCTCGCCTTTACGCTTCTTTAGACCAATCTCAAGCAATTGCTTAACTCCCAAACGCCACCACCTCAAAATAAAAAAGCCCGCGATATGCGGACTGTGGCATGTTCTGTATGTGATGCCCGCCACTTCCTCCGCGAATGCGCAGAGGTTGACCGCTTTACCCACCCGACCGAAGAGGTCAGGGGGCCGCCGCGATTGCGCAGCGTGACGGCGTGGCGAGCGGATCACCGAACCAAAGCCAAATGTATCGGGCCGGTGGGGACCTACTGCCGCGTCTTGCGCGGGGTCAGTCCCAAATCTGTTAGGCCCTGTGTGAGTGGTTCGCCCGCCGCCCCGGGAGACTGCTTCACCGGCCACCACAGGATGGACAATTCAGCAGCGCGGCGGGCATATATTGCTCTGATATCATATTATCATACTTTTTCGCCAATCTTCTGCCTTTTTTCTGCCAAAAGTCTGCCACTTTTCTGCCACGTTTTAAATGTTATCTCCTTTTGTTTCCGACTTTAAGACAAAACTATCAAGATACCGCACATACGTAACCGTAAACGAAGCTGTGTGCCCCGACTCTCCTACCCAAATTCGGATAGTGTCAAACCCTTCTGGCCTCCAATCATTAACGATCTGCTCTAAGTCAGGGTTTTGTTCACAAAAAAGATCATAGATATCTTCATACGTAAGTTCCTCTTTTTCATTTTGCATCTCTATCACTCCTCAAGCGGTTTGTTCTGATTCGATGAACACTTCTAATCTGAGCATAAACGCGAGTTTGTATATGGCTTTCGACTTCAAGCGATAGTATTTTCGCTCGCTCATGTGCAGTTCGGTGTAGACGTTGTAGTCGTATATTTCCTCGTCATCCAGATATCGTTTTTCGATGATCTGGCGTTCCAACCTTCCCAGCCGAGCGACCGCCTTCTGCACCTTCTCGGTGATTTCTTTCATCCTCTCTTCGGTGTCCACGTTCCAGGTCGCGGTTTCTTCAGCCGGTTTCCCGACAGCGTTCGTCGGGCCGTGGTATCTCGGTTCGGGCGATGCCGTCACCTTCATTTCACGGCGTACGAAACCGATCTGGCGGTAAATCCGCGCCGTCTCCAGATGCTCTTCGACGCGCTGCTTGGTTGCTTCTCTGTCTATCTCCCACGGAAAAACCATTTGCTCGATACCCATACCCCTACACCTCGCTGTATGGTAAAATAGGTGTGGGAACGTCTGTTTGCTTTTTCCCCTGCATGCCCCATATGCAGGGGATTTTTTATATCGCTTTGGCCCTCTCGTCTATCTCCCGTTTCCGCCGCTCGTGCTCGATCCGCTCGTGATACACTCGGAGCGAGATTTCGCAGAGCTCTGCCAGAAAATGCTCCCCATGAGCCCTGTGCCGGGCGGCCGCGACCGTCAGGATCTCGATCCGTCTTTGCCAGAAGGTCAATGTCCGCTCACTGAACATTCCGCTCACCTCGGCGCGGCTTTGGCTGCATGTTGAACTGATCCGGCGTCCGCAGCACATACTCATGCCCACTCACCCGAATGACGGTCGGCACTTCTTTTTTCGTTTTCAGAATCGTCACGACAGGCCGGTAACGGTGGCC